CCACGGGCCGCCGCTGCCACCACCGGCCCGTGGGGTGCGGAGAACGACGGGACCGGCCTGATGATCCTCAACCGCGGCACCTGCGAGCCGGTCGCGTTCGTCGGCCCCGCCGAGGATGAGCAGGCCCAAGCCGACGGAGAGTTCCTGGCCGCCGCCCGCGAGGACGTGCCCGCGCTGCTTGCCGAACTGGCCGCCGCGACCGAGGTCGCCGACGACGCCATGAACCGCCACGGACAGCTCACCGCCGACCTCAACGCCGCCCGCACCGAGAACGAGCGCCTGACCCGCGCGCTCGCCGCGGCCGACAGCGACTACCGGCTGGTCGTCCGCATCGACGACCACGGCCGCGCCCAGGTGAGCGCCGACGTCGACACGGCCCAGGTCGCCACGTGGCTCCGCGAGCTGCTGGCGACCGCTGAGGCCCGCCTCACCTGATGCCGCACACGAACGGGGTCCAGCCCGCAGTCACCGGGCTGGACCCCACCCCCACCACACGAGACCAGCACAGGAGCACAGACCATGGCCTACGCCACCACCGCCGAACTGTTCGCCCGCGACACGACGGCCCACCGGCTGGAGATCGCCCACGACGCCGGCCTGTACCGGCACCTCAAGTTCCGCGCCCACGACGACCAGGGTCGGATGCACAGCAACGGCTGGTTCGACCTGATCACCGTCCCCGGCACGTTGACCTTCGTCGGTGACTACGACGCCGTGGTCTTCCGACGCCTCCCCGACATGTTCGAGTTCTTCCGTGGCTCCTCCCACCGGGGGGAACCGAACTTCGCCTACTGGGCGGAGAAGGTCGCGTCTGGCGGTGCCCGCAGCGTCGAGGAGTACGACGAAGAGGTCTTCCGGCAGGTCGTCAAGGAGCACGTCGCCCAGGACATCCGAACCGGACGGGCCCCGCGCGGGATCGGCCGGGCCGTCCGCGCCCTCCTCGACCCCGACTCGTGGGAGCACGACATCACCTACGAGTGGTCCTTCAAGGACTACAGCCACGCCTTCAAGTGGGCCTGCCACGCCATCACGTGGGGCATCGCCCAGTACGACCGGGCCAAGGCTGCTCAGGACCGTTTCAAGGACCGTGACGGCGACATCTGGGTGAAGCACGGTACCGGCTATCGGATGCGGGGCTGCATGGCCGGTGTCCTCTCCTGGGCCGACCTGGAGAAGAACTACGGCCCCCTCGCCGAAGCGGCCCCGACAGACCACGGCCGCGCCCGCGCGTGACCCGCAACGCGAACGGGGTCCAGCCCGCAGTCACCGGGCTGGACCCCACCACCTCAGGATTCCACACCGCCCAGGAGGACCAGACCATGCGTCAGCTCATCCACCCGCCCGAGGTCGTCCACGTCGACCTCGGACACCTGCACACCGCCACCGAAGCCGTCCGCCGCGCCGCACTTGCCGGGGAGCCGTTCCGCCGCGAGGTCATCCGATCCGCCGCTGTCCTGTCCCTGCTCGCCGCCGCCCAGCTCCGTGCCCGCCTCGACGCCCCCGGCTCCCTCACCGTCCCGGCCGCTGCCGAGCTGGTGTGGTGGCTGGTCCAGGGCGCCGAGGAGATCGGCCACGAGCACAACCTGTCCCCGGTCGGGCTGTTGTTCGACGCCGTCGACCACCTCGGGGTCGCTGTCGCCGAGCAGGCCCCGCGCACCGACCACGGCCTGGTCGCCGTCGTCGAGGCGGAGGTGACGTGCGCGATCTACGAGCACGTCATCGCGGGGGAGGGCCAGGCCGATGTGTGAGACCCCCGACGACTACGCGGCGCTGGTGGCCGCCGCCGAGATGGCGGAGGAACTTCTGGCCGCCGACCCGCCCCGGCCGACCACGACTGTGTACCTGCCCGGTGACGCACCTCAGGAGACCACCCGATGAGCGAGACCACCCCCGCCCCGATGCCGGCCGCCGACGCCCGCCAGGCCCTGGACCACCTCCTGGGCCGCCGTGTCCGCGCCACCGTCACCCGCCCTGCTGGTCCCTCCGTCCAGGTCATCACGGGCACCCTGATCCACGACGCCCTGTACGCCGTCCGCGACGCGACGGTGCGCTACCCGGCTGCGGACGTGCACATCGACGACAGGAACCTGGTGGCCGTGGAGGAGGTTACGGGGCCCCCCACCTACCGGGACGGTGTCCGTGACGCCCTGGCCGCGGCCGCCCGCGAAGCCCTCGCCGCGGCCACCTGGCCGACCCGCGCCGCCCGCCGCCTGGCGAACGACGCCCGACCTACCACAGGGGGTGGACGGTGAGCCGCCACAGCGACCTGTTCACGATCATCGCCGAGCACGCCACCGACGCCGAGGACCCCCGTGACTTCCTGGGGGCGCTCGGGCTGATCGAGCAGCCCACCCGCACGCTCCTCGGCACCCTGCTTCCCCATGGGACCCATGCCGCCTACCAGCGGCACACCCGACGCGGTGAGACGCCCTGCGCGCCGTGTCGGGAGGCCAAGCGCAGACGCGGCGCCCAGCAGCGGCGACGGGCAGGCGTCCCGCCCCGGCGGACGCCGCCGTGCGGAACCACGGGTGGCTACGCGCGCCATCGCCGCCTCTGCGAGCCCCCGTGCCAGCCGTGCAAGGACGCCGTGGCCGCCAGGCAACGCACCTACCGCCAAGCCGCCTGACCCACCATCCCCCGGGGCGCCGCACCGCGCCCCGGGCCCATCACGAAGGAGAGGCCAGATGCCCTTCCAACCCCGCACGTACTACGTCGCCGTCTGCGACGAACCCGACTGCGGCGCCATCTACCAGAACTTCGAGCTCGAAGTCGACGCGCTCTTCGACAACCCCAACCACCACAGCGTCCGCACCGAACTGTCCTCGTGGAGGTGGCTGGCCGTCGCCGCCGACCGTGTCCTGTGCCCCGAGCACGCCCCCGCATGGCTGGACGCACAGGCCGACGCGCTGGAGATCGACGCCACCCACGACCCGTTGTTCACCGCGTCCGGGAAACCCGCGCACATGCCGCCCACCACCTGAACCAGCCACTCCCGGGGCCGACCCGCCCGGCCCCGGGCCCACCGACCGCCGACAGGAGCACCCGATGACCATCGCCCTCGGCATCCTCATCTACTTCACCGTGTACTTCGCCATCGGATGGCGGCTCGCCATCCGCGACATGCCCCGGCTCTGGGCCGAACAGCGATCGGAGCACCCGATCCTCAACGACCGGTTCCACAAGAGCGAGGTCAAGGAGAGGGCCGTCTTCATGGTGCTGTTCTGGCCGATCCGGGTCCCGCTGCTCGCTGCCAACAGGGCTCTGACCGGCCTTGTAGACGCTCACGATCCGCGCGAGCAGGAGAAGCGTGTTCGCGATCAGGCCCTGCGCATCCGCGAACTGGAACACGAACTCGGCATCACCAAGTAGCGACCACACCAACTACCCGGGGGAAGAGATGCCCAGCTACGGCCACGACCGCACCCAGCACGCCTGCGAGACCCTGTCCGCGCTCCGCACCGACCTCGCCACCCTCACCGACCTGAGGGGCACCGGCCGCGTCCGACGGTGGGCCGGATGGGGACCCACCCCCGACCAGATCGCCCAGGCCGGGCAGCGGCACGCCGCCGAGCGGTGGGACGCCCTGGGGCAGCTCCGGCAGGGCATCAAGCCCATCGGTGCGTCCCCGGCCCCCGCCGACCTGGTGGTGCTGGACACCCTGCGGGACGTTGAGTGCGATCTCGCTGACCTGCTCGACGCCGTCCTGGAGCGGGTGGCACCCCGCACACGACCCAGCGCCACCAGCCCGCGCCGCATCGCCCAGATCATCACCCTCCTCACCAAGGTGGGTGCCGACGACGACCTCCTCGACCACGTCCTCGCCGAGGCCCGCCGGATGCACCGGAGGGTGAAGCACGCCCTGGGCGACGCCGAAGAGGTCCGCCAGCTCGCACAACGCTGCCCGCGCTGCGGGGCGAAGTCGCTGCGGCTCCTGGTCGAACGGGACGTGGTGGTGTGCGGCAACGCCGCCTGTCGCTGCCCGGACCCGGCCTGCCGGTGCGGCGACCCGGACCGGCCCCGCCGACACCAGTGGACCACCACCGAACTTCTGGAGCCTGCAGCATGAGCAACGAACCCACCATCACCCTGCACGCGTCTGGCTTGCTCTCGAAGTGGGGATTCAGCGACGGTGAGACCCCCGACGCCTGGTTCGACTACCTGGCTGAGCAGGGCGTCGACTGGGACGACGCCGAGTGGCCGCTCACCGCCCTGGTCCGCCGGTTCCTGCTACCCGAGCTGGCCAAGCACCACGCCATCGAGGTGTACGAGATCGAGAGCATCCACAACCCCATCCGCGCCAGCAAGGTGGACGGCATCGAGATCGACGACTACGCCGCCACCCCGCAGGTAGACCTCACCCCGCCGTGGGTGGACGTGCCGCTCTCCGAAGCACTCCGGATCGCCCACGAGGACGCCCGTGAGTGACGACATCCAGGTGACCGCCACCGAAGCCGCCGCCCAGGTCGGCGTGAAGCGAGCCACCATCGACACCTGGGTCCACCGCGGTTACCTCACCGCCATCGACCCCACCGCGCGACCCCGCCGGTACTGGCTGAGCCACGTGTTCGCCGCCGAGACCGCCCGCCGCGTCCACCCCACGAGGAGAATGACCGCATGACCATCATCGAGTTCCTGAACGCGCGGCTCGACGAGGACGAGGCATACGCCCGGTTCGCGTTCGCTGACCACAACCAGGCCGAACCGACCTGGCACGAGGTCCGGTCCGGTGCCGTCTCACTCGGCGATCACGAGGACGAGCTACTCACGTTCGACGCCGGGACCTCACGCCACATCGCCCGGCATGACCCGGCCCGGGTGCTGGCGGAAGTCGCGGCGATGCGGCACCTCGTTGACGCTCACCACCCCATCGACCCGTGCGACGCCCACGACCCCGTGACGATGGAATCGGAGCCCTGCGATACCCTCCTCCACCTCGCTGCCGTGCACGCCGACCACCCCGACTACGACCAGGAGTGGAGGCTGTGACACACGAGGTGGTACAGTGCTGAAAGATTCAACGCCGTAGCGAAGCTATGCCCGCACGGCGACACGGGCCCGGTCGAGCGTCACGCTCCCGGGCCTTCCTCATGCCCGCTCCCGCACTGGAGGCCCCCATCGACGGACACCCGCACGCCGGTCTTCCCCGCGAGGTCGTCGACCTGCACATGGCCGCCGACGCCATGGGCGGCTACCCCCACGCCGATCCGGCACGACAGGCAGAACTGTGGGACGCGCTGAACCAGGCCCACTGGGCCGTGTCCGACCGGCCCCTCACCATCCGCGAGTGGCTGATCAGCACGTGGTGGGACCTTCGCGCGCGCCTGTACTGGGCCATCCACCGCGCCAACTGACCCGCCCGCCGGTCACGCTCACCCGGCGGGCGCCCCACGTCCCGCCCTCGACTCCGCTCCGCTGGGGGGTAGGAACGTCGAGACGAGGGCGGGACGCTACTTCTTCGGCGGCTGAAGACCAGCCTTGGTCTTCGGCACGTAGGGCGTGGACACCCACACCCCCACGAGCAGGACGACGCCGACCACCATCAGCGCGACCGCCCACGACCCGACCGGCGCCATCGTCGGCCCGCACGCAGGGGCACCGAACGCACCACCGGCCCGCAACCACCCCGACCCGCACCCACCACCGGGGATCAACCCGAGGGACAGACCTCCGAGGATCAGGGCCGCCGCGATCGTGCGGAGTATCTGGACAGGGGTCATGGTCGCTCCTCGGTAGATGTGGCGCTCACCGTACACAGGACGGCTGCCAGCCCGTGGTGGTTGGCCGCACCCGGACACCGGAAGGACAACCCCCTCATGACCGAGCAGCACGTCCAGATCACCGGCCTCGCCCCCGGCTACAAGGACACCAGGATCACCATCGGCGACGTGGAGATCCCCGCCCAGGCTCTCCGCGGGCTCACCCTTTCGGCGGGTGCTGGTGAACTCCCCGCCCTCCTTCTGGAGGTGGCCCTGTGCGACGTCACCAAGGTTGGCGGTGAACTGGAGATCCTCATCGGTGACGAGACCCGAGCAGCGCTGGTCGCCCTCGGGTGGACACCGCCCGCCGATGAGTAGGCGCCCGTGCCTGGACTGTGGGGTGCTGACACGGCAGGGGTCCAGGTGCGGGCGGTGCGGTGCCGCACGCCAGCACGTGCGCGACCAGCAACGCGGATCGTCCGCCGCTCGTGGTCTCGGCTACCGACACCGCCAGCTACGGGACATCGTGCTGGCCGACAGCCCACCGTGCCACTGGTGCCCCGAGCCCGCGACCACCGCTGACCACCTCATCCCAAGGTCTCTTGGTGGTTCAACCACCATTGATAACTACGTTCCGTCATGCGGTCCGTGCAACGCAGAGCGACAGGACAACCTGGACTGGATCCCACCCAACCAACGCCGTTGATCACATAAGAGCAGGTCACAGGCATGGCGGAGGGCAGGGGGGCACCCCCACCGTCGTGGCGCTGGAGCAAGCCAGGTGACCCGTGCCCCCCGCTCGCGCACATCGCCGGAGGATAGAACCGTTTTTTCGTGACCCTGGGTTTCCGCCCCGCAGCTACAGGGGGTGACCATGCCTGGTCCGTCGAAGACGCCGCTGGAGCTGAAGCGCAAGCGCGGCAACCCCGGCAAAGAGAACCTGCCAGCGAAGACCGAGACCGCCGCGCTCACCCCCGCCGACGGCATCCCGCCCGTCCCCATCACCCTCCAGGCCGCTGGCCGCGCGGTGTGGACAAGGCTCTGGACCGCCGGGCAAGCGTGGCTGTCCCCGGACACCGACCTCGACATCCTCACCCGGCTCGCCGAGTACCACGACGAGCGCGAGGCGGTCCGCGCCGAGCTGGCCGCGACCGGCTACCTCGTGCCCGGGTCCATGGGCCAGGACCGCATCAACCCGCTCGTTGGCGCCCTCCGCGACATCGAGTCACACATGACCAAGCTCGAAGGGCTCTGCGGGTTCAACCCCAGCGACCGGGGCCGTCTCGGCTACGCCGAGGTGAAGCGCCAGTCGAAGCTGGAGGAGCTGCTCGCGAAGAGGGGGAACCGTGGCGCGTGACGCCTGGCCGCCTCGGTGGCTCACCCCTGTCCCCGCAGCCGACCTCGTCCGCGGTGATGGCGAGTTCGCCGCGGACTTCATCGAGATGTTGTGCCGCATCACGAAGGAGTCCGTGGCCGGTCCGACCGGGTCGCCGATGGTGCTCCGGCAGTGGCAGCGCCACCTCCTGGAGCACGTGTACGCGCGCCGGGCGGATGGCAGGTACCGGCACCGCCAGGCCCTCATCGGCATGGCCAGGAAGAACGGCAAGAGCGCACTCGGCGCCGGGCTCGGCCTGCACGGGCTGGTTGCCGGTCCGGCCGGCGGCGAGGTGTACTCCTGCGCGGCCGACAAGGAGCAGGCGAGGATTGTTTTCGGGACCGCTCGCCGCATGGTGGAGATGGAACCGGACCTGGCCGACGCCATCCGGCTATACAAGGACACGATGGAGGTCAAGGCCACCGGGTCCGTGTACCGGGTCCTGTCGGCCGAGGCTTTCACGAAGGAGGGGCTGAACCCGACGAAGGTCATCTTCGACGAGGTCCACGCCCAGCCCACCCGCGAACTCTGGGACGTCATGGCGCTCGCCATGGGCGCCCGCATCGAACCCCTGATGATCGGCATCACCACCGCCGGCGTCCGCGCGGACTCCACCGGCAAGGACTCCCTCTGCTACGGCATGTACCAGTACGGGAAGCGGGTCGCGTCCGGCGAGATCTCCGACCCCTCGTTCTTCATGGGCTGGTGGGAGCCGGAGAATCCGGACGCCGACCACCGCTCCCCGGACACCTGGCGTGAGGCCAACCCGGGGTTCGCGGATCTGGTCGCCCAGGAGGACTTCGAGTCCGGTGTGCTGAAAACGCTGGAGGCGGAGTGGCGGACGAAGCGCTGCAACCAGTGGGTGAGCGCGGCGACGGCGTGGCTGCCCGCTGGGATGTGGCCCGCGTGTGAGGACCGGCGGCCGATCCCCGAGGGATCCCGTGTGGTCCTGGGCTTCGACGGCAGCTTCAGCAACGACTCCACCGCCCTGGTCGCGGTCCAGCTCGGCGACGACGACCAGCACCCGCACATCGACGTCGTCGAGTGCTGGGAGAAGCCACCCGAGGCCGGGCAGGAGTGGCGGGTCCCCATCATGCAGGTGGAGGACGCCATCCGCGCCGCCTGCCGGAAGTACGACGTGCAGTTCATCGCGTGCGACCCCTACCGGTGGTCGCGCACGTACCAGGTGCTGGAGGACGAGGGTCTCCCGATCGTGGAGTTCCCGCAGTCCCCGGCGCGCATGGTGCCGGCCACCGCACGGTTCTACGAGGCGGTGCTCAACGGGCAGCTCACTCACAGCGGTGACGAGCGGCTCGCCCGGCACGTGGACAACTGCACGGTGTACACCGACAGCCGCGGCAGCCGGTTGCGCAAGGACGCGAAGAACAGCCCGCGCAAGATCGACCTCGCCATCGCCGCGGTGATGGCACACCAGTGGGCCTGTGAGCCTCCGATCGACGAAGAGGAGGTGTCCGAGCCGTGGGTCATGTACGGATGAGCCGCCCGACCCTGGTCGGTGTGGGGATCGCCCTGGCCGTGGTCGCCATCGCGGCCGGTGTCGGCTGGGAGCTGGGAGCCGGATGGGGGCTCGCCCTCGGTGGTGTCCTGGCCGCGGCCCTGCTCATCTTCGTGGTCGACGCGGACGGAGGTGACGCCTGATGGGAACCCTGTTCAACCGGGCCCGCCGCCGGTCGCTGCTGTCGGACTGGTCCGGCGGAACGATCGACGTCCCCATGGGCTGGTCGTCCGCGGCGATGGGCCCGAACATGCGCGGCGAAGAGCAGCCGTGCGCGGACTTCCTCCAGGCCGCCACCGTGTACAAGACCAACGGGCCCATCTTCGCGTGCAACCTAGCGCGGATGAAGGTGTTCACCGAGGCCCGAATGCTGTACCGGAAGATGAAGGACGGCCGCCCGGGGGACCTGTTCGACGAGGGCCACGAGGACCTGGCGCTGCTGCGCAACCCATGGCCGGGGGGGCACACGACCGATCTTCTCGCGCGGATGATTCAGGACGTCGACCTGGTCGGCAACGCGTTCATCGTCCGCCGCGGCGGCAAGCTCCGGCGGCTCCGCCCGGACTGGGTCACCATCGTGGTCGGCTCCGAGACCGACCCGGAGCTGGCCGGGGACGCAATCGACGGTGAGCTGCTCGGTTACATCTACCACCCGCACGGTGCCTCGGCCGGTGTCCCCGATGAGCACCTCCTGTTGCCGGGCGAGGTCGCGCACTGGGCACCGATCCCCGACCCGATGTTCTCCCAGCGCGGCATGTCGTGGCTGACGCCGATCACCCGGGAGATGACCGCGGACAACGCCGCGACCACGCACAAGCTCCGCTATTTCGAGAACGGCGCGGTCAGCGGCCTGGTGGCGACGCTGCCCAGCAATGTCACCCCGGACGTCTTCGAGCGGTTCATGGAGAAGTTCAACGCCCAGCACCAGGGCGCGAACAACGCCTACAAGACGATCTTCATCGGCGGCGGCGCCGACGTGAAGAACATGGGCAACAACCTCCAGCAGCTCACCTTCACGTCGACGCAGGGCGCCGGGGAGACCCGGATCGCTGCCGCTGCGGGTGTGCCGCCGATCATCGCGGGGTTCTCCGAAGGCTTGCAGGCCGCGACGTACTCCAACTACAGCCAGGCCCGGCGCGCGTTCGCGGACCAGACCGTGCGCTCTCTGTGGCGCGGTGCCGCTCAGGCCCTGTCCGCGATCGTGCACGTCCCCGACGGCGCCGAACTCTGGTACGACGACCGCGACGTGGCTTTCCTCCGCGAAGACCGCAAGGACAGCGCGGAGATCCAGGGGCGGCAGGCGCAGACCATCCGGGCTCTGATCGACGCTGGATACGACTCCGACACGGTCGTGCCTGCCGTCACGTCTGAGAACTTCCGGCTGCTCGAGCACTCCGGCCTGTACTCCGTGCAGCTCCGGCCCGCCGGGGTGGAGACCGCAGGCTCTGGCGTCCCGGCCAAGTCCGCACCGATCAACCCCGACTCCGTCCCCACGGTCGTGGAGACCGTCGACCCGAAGGACCCAGGATGACGCGCCTGTTCACCAGGTCGTTCCCGCTGGAGGACATCTCGGTGGTCTCCGACGGCGACGGCCGCACCGTCGAGGCCTACGCAGCGGTTTTCGACACCCCGACCGAGATCCGCGACGCCGACGGCCACTACATGGAGGTCATCGGCCGGTCCGCGTTCGACAAGACCGTGTCCGAGCGCGGAACCCGCCTGCCGGTGTTCTACAACCACGGCCGGACCCTGCACGGCATGTCGTCGGAGCGCGGGTCGGTGCCGATCGGTTCCCCGCTGGAGGTGCGTGTGGACGGCCGGGGCCTGTACACGCGCACCCGCTACCACCGGACCCCGCTCGCCGACGAGATCCTCGAAGCGATCCGCGAAGGGTCGATCCGCGGACAGTCGTTCTCCGGCCGGTGGATTCAGTCCACCCCTGCTCGGGTACCGCGCCGCCGCGCTGGAGCGGAGCTGCCGACCGTCACCCGCACGGAGATCGCTCTCACCGAGTACGGGCCGACGCCGATCCCCGCATACCCCGACGCCGAGATCCTCGGTGTCCGCTCGCTCGTGGACCGCCTGGCGGACCTGAGCGAGGACGAGCGCGCCGAGCTGATCGCCGCGCTCACCACTACGTCCACCACCCCTGACGGGGCCGGAGACGACACCGACACCTCCCAGGAGGAGGCCGTCACGGACGGGCCGACCACAGGTCACCCGGGTCCGGTCATGTCTCGCGCTCAGGCGCGGGCACGCCTGATGAAGAAGGGACTCCTCCTGTGAACCGACTGGCAGAGATCGACGGCCGTCTCGCCGAGATCCGAACCGAACTCCTGGAACTCGCCGAGACCGACCTCGACGAGGACCAGGCCGCGCGCTTCGAGGCGCTGGAGACCGAGAACAACGAGCTGGAGACCGAACGGGAGCCGCTCGCCGAGCGCGCCGCGTTCATCGAGCGCATCCGCGGCGCCCAGGCCGCCGGGGGCTCCCGCTCCACCGAACCGGGCGGGACGGACATCCACGTGCGCACCAACCAGGGCCCGTTCGACAACCTCGACGCTGTCCGCTCCGGTATGGTGCCCGCCTCGGACCTGCGGTCCCGGGCCCTCGACGCGATCGAGCAGGCACCCGACTACGTCGAGGACGCCCACCGCGAGCACGCGACGAGCCTGGTGGAGCGCAACGACCGGCACGGCCGGATCGCCCGCCACATGCTCCTCACCGGCTCCGAGGCGTACACTCGCGCGTTCGAGCAGGTGCTGTCGGGCGCCCAGCCCTACCACCTGCCTCAGGACGAGTCCGAGGCGATGCGCGCGGCGATGTCGCTCACCGACGGCAACGGCGGCTTCATGGTCCCGTTCCACCTGGACCCGACCCTGATCCTCACGAACGCGGGCAGCACCAACCCCATCCGGCAGATGGCGCGGGTGGACCGGATCACCGGCGACAACTGGCACGGCATCACGAGCGCCGGTGTGACCGCCGAGTGGCTCGCCGAGGCCGCCGAGGCAGCGGACGCCAGCCCCACCTTCGCCCGGCCGGAGATCAAGCCGGAGAAGGCCGCCGCCTACCTCCAGGGGTCCTTCGAGGTCTCCCAGGACACCGGGATCGCTGCCCAGGTGGGGATGCTGCTCGCCGACGCGAAGGACAACCTCGAAGCGGTCGCCTTCGCGACCGGGTCGGGCACCGGCCAGCCGACCGGTGTCGTCACCGCCGTGGCCGCCGTCCCCGCCTCGGTCGTGCAGACCGCGTCGGTCGGCGCCTACGAGGACGGTGACGTGTATGTCCTCAAGGGCGCCATCCCCGCCCGGCACCGCCGCGCCGCCCAGTGGCTGTCCAGCGAGTCCATCCAGCTCCTGACCCGCCAGTTCGCCACCGGCTCCGGCCCCACCCACGCGTTCTGGGCGGACCTGGGCATGGACACCCCGTCCCAGCTCCTCGGCCGGTCCATCCACGAGGCGTCCGAGATGGCGACCACGATCGCCGCGGGGAACAACATCCTGCTCCTGGGCGACTTCTCGCGGTACCTGATCGTGGACCGCATTGGCATGACCGTGCAGTTCGAGCCGCTGGTCAAGGGCGCCAACCAGCGCCCCACGGGCGAGGTCGGATGGTTCGCGCACTGGCGTGTGGGCGGCGGCGTCCTGGACGCGAACGCGTTCCGGCTGCTCCGAGTCCGCGCCGCGTAGGCACCCACCAACCGAGGGGCGGCACTCAGGCGAGTGCCGCCCCTGCTCGTGAAGGGACACGACATGAAGCGTGTGACGAAGACGTTCGCGGCCGGTGATCGGGTGTACGCCGCGGGGGCGCTGCTCCCCGACAACCACCCGGTGGCGAAGGCCAAGGGGCGGGCGCACTTCTTCGAGGACGCGCCGGATCCGCAGAAGCCGAAGCGCGGCCGGGGCAAGGCGGCTGCCTTCAAGGGCGACGAGCAGCCGTCCCCCGACGAGGAGCAGGACGGCGTCGAAGGCCAGGGCGACGTCGGCCAGGAGCCGGACGGCGGTGGCGAGGAGAAGACCGAGGGCGGCGCCGGTGCTGACGGCGAAGCCTGACCCGTTCGTGGACGTCGCGGACGTGAAGAAGCACCTGAACATGGTCACGACCACCTCGGATGCCGAGCTGGCCGGGTTCATCAGAGCCGCGTGCGAGATGATCCGCGCCCGCATCGGCGAGGTCCTGGCCGTGACCGCGTCCGAGACCGTGACCGTGCACAGCGGGCGGGCGGTGCTCCACCACCGGCCGGTCCTGACCATCGAGACCCCCGGGTGGGAGCTGCTGTCCCCTGAGGGGGTCGCGGCGGCCCCGACCGGCGACGGTGACGCGGATGTCGCGTACACCGCCGGACGCGCGGCCGTCATCGCCGACGTGCCCGGCCACATCCGCCTGGCCGGGCTGGAGCTGGTCCGCCACCTGTGGACCACCTCCCAGAACCGCACACAGGGTTCGGCGACCCGGCCGACGGCGGGCGCCTCGGACGGCACGTACCTGCCGGGCACCGCCTACTCCATGCCGTACCGGGTGCGCGAGCTGCTCGGCCTCGGCAAGGAACCGACCGACGAACCGCTGGTGGGGTGAGCGATGGCTTCAGCGACGAGTGTGCCTGCGGTCCTGGCCGCCTTGGTGGGCCTGTGCCAGAACGCCCCTGACATCGGCGCCGCGGGTGTCCAGGTCATTGACGGTCAGCCCCTGGTGGAGCAGGACCCCGACGTCGTCGTGGTCGGCTGGTCGCCAGTCCGGCCGACGACGGAGATCACCCAGTCCCGGCAGAACGCCGCCGCGACCCGCGACCAGGAGACCTACGACCTGCCGGTGCTGTGCGGCTCCGAGCGCGGCGACCCGGACATGAGCCTGGTCCGGGCCCGGGTGGAGGAGTTGGTGAACGCCTTCAACACCGCCCTGGTGGCAGACCGGCGGCTCGGCGGGGCGTGCCTCATGGCGCAGATCAGCGCCGTCACGTGGGAGCAGGCGGCCGTCGAGGGCGGAGTCGCGGCGACCGCCGAGGTGCTCGTCACCGTGACCGCCATGACCGCAAGGTAGGGGGGCCGGTGTCTGAGGAGATCGTGTCCCTGGAGCGGACCGGCAGCGCGATCCGGCGGATGATCCGCCAGCACGGCCGGTTCCCTGACGACCTGCGTGCCGGTCTCCGCCCGCGCATGAAGGCGGCCGGTCAGCCGATCCTGGCGGACGCCCGGCGACGCGCGTCGTGGTCCACCCGGATCCCGCGCGCGCTCCGGCTCGCCACCAGCTTCACGAAGCGTCAGGCCGGGATCAGCATCGTCGCGTCGATCCGGCGCGCACCGCACGCCCGCGCCTACGAGGGCATCCGCGGCAACGCCGAGTTCCGGCGGCCGGTGTTCGGCAACCGGGAGCGGTGGGTGGCGCAGTCCACCCGGCCGTACCTGGTGCCCGCGGCGGACCTGCACGGCCGCCGGGTCGTGGAAGCGGTCAACAACGCAGTCGACGAAGCCGCGAACGCGGCCGGATACGGAAAGTGAGGGGCCATGCCCCGTCAGAAGACCACGGTGACCCTGCACCACCCGGACGCGAACCGGACCTACGAGTCGCCGCCCAGCGCGGTGGAGTTCTGGGAGAGCAAGGGGTGGCAGCGCGCCGACGCCCCAGCCCCGAAGGCCGCACTCACGGCCAAGACCACTGAGAAGAAGGAGAGCTGACGATGCCCGCAGCCCCGATCGACGTGACCGATAAGTTCATCAACGCCGGCGTCACCACGATTTTGTTCTCGCCCGCCATCGCCGACGTGACCGCGCCGACCCGCGCCGAGCTGGACGCGGGAACCGACCTGACCCGCGAGGTGGTCGGCGCGTCCGGGTGGCAGGTGTCCAGCGCCAACGTCACCTACAACCCGTTGCACACGACTTTCACGCCCAGCATCCCCGGGCGAACCTCGGTGCAGGACTCGTCGCTGACACTCCCGCAAGACGTCGTGGGCGCGGACGTGCGCGACATCCTTCCGCGGGGCACGACCGGCTTCATCGGGATCATGCACGGCGGGGACGTCGCGATCCCGGAAGAGCCCGCGGAGTCCGTGGCGATCCCGGCGGCGACGCCGTGACGTCCGTGCGAGACCGGCTGCTCTCCCGGGAGCGGCCGGTCGCCACCTACCCGTGCCGGGTCGCGTCGGTGGAGGAGACCACGGCCGCGGAACGGGCGCTCGTCACAGCGCACAAGGCCGCCAACGCGGTCAAGGCCGACGACAAGCAGGCCCTCACGAAGGCGAAGAAGACCCTCGCCGCCGCCGAGAAGGCCCGCGACGCCTGCTACGAGAAGATCCGCCTCCAGGCCATGGAGCCGAAAGCCTTCGAGAAGCTCCAGGACGCCTACCCGCAGGCCGACGACGGAGCCGACGAGGAGACCCGGAAGGCTGCCGATGAGTCCTACCTGCACGCCGTCTTCCTCGGCACCGTGCAGGGCGAGGGCATGTCCGAGGAGGACTGGACCGACTTCGTCCACCGCAACCTCAGCACGGGCGAGCGCAACGACCTCTACAACATGTCCATCGCCATCAACGGCCGCGTCCGGGCTCTGGACCCCGCCACCCCAAAAGGCTAGACCGCGACCCCACGCTCCGGCTGGAGGTGGAGGTGTCCCGCTACTACCGGATCTCGCACAGCGCGTTCCTGGAGTGGTCGAAGTCGGACAGGGACAAGGCTCTGTGGGCGCACATCCGGGAAGCCGAGACGTGTGGTGGGTGCGGGACGCGGCCTGACGAGTGGAACCCCGCCGAGGGCGGCAGCACGACGGCGTACCTGCCGACCGAGGCGGTGTGCCCCGGGTGCCGCCGGATCTCGGAGCGGCAGGCGTACCTGGCGGACAAGCACCAGAAGCACCTCCCGGGCGGTCTGAAGGTCCGCCTCAAGAAGCACACCGAGTAGAGGGGGTGGCCTGTGGCGACCGGCCAGCAGCAGCGCGACCTTCGCATCAACCTCAGTGCGAACACGGCCGGGTTGGAGAAAGGGCTCCAGCGCGCCGAGCGTGCCATGGAGGGCTACCAGCGGTCGGTGGAGGACGCCCAGAACGCCGTCGCGCGCCTGGAGCAGGAGCTACAGGCCGACATGGAGCGCACCCTCGCCGAGGTCGAGGAGCGGTCCGCCGCCCGCTCCGAGACCTGGCAGGCCATGGGCCGCGGCATGCTCGTGGCCGGCGCTGGGATCGCAGCCGGGCTCGGCATGGCCTCGGCAGCGGCGATCCAGTGGGAGTCCGATTGGGCCGGGGTCACGAAGGTCTTGGACGCCACACCGGAGGAACTCTCGCGCCTGGAGGACGGGCTGCGGGGCCTCGCGATGCAGATCCCCGTCACCCACACGGAGCTGGCGTCCATCGCCGCGGCGGCCGGGCAGCTCGGCGTCGAGTCCGAGCACATCCTCCAGTTCACCCAGACCATCGCGGCCATGGGTGTGGCCACCGACCTCACCGTCGAGGACGCGGCCATGCAGATGGCCAGGTTCAGCACCATCATGGGCACCCCACAGGACGACGTCGACCAGCTAGGCGCCGCCATCGTCGAGCTGGGCAACAACAGCGCGGCGACGGAGTCCGAGATCCTGACGATGGCGATGCGGATCGCGGGCGCGGGCAACACCATCGGCATTAGCGAAGGCGAAGTGTTGGGGTTCGCCGCGGCCATGGCCAGCGTCGGGATGGAGGCTGAGGCGGGCGGCTCGGCCGTCAGCCGCGTGCTGCTCGGCATCGACACCGCCGTCAGCACGAGCGGCGCTGAGCTGGTCACGTTCGCGCGCGTGGCCGGGATGAGCGCCGAGGAGTACACGCAGGCGTGGGAGGAAGACGCTGCGGGGGCCACACAGTTGTTCATCGCTGGTCTCGGCGAGATGAACGACCAGGGGAAGAACGTCACCGGCACCCTCAACGAGCTGGGATTGGGCGAGATCGTCGTCCGTGACGCGCTCCTGCGCATGGCCGGAGCCTCGGACATGGTGTCGGAGTCCCTCCAGCTCGGAAACCAGGGCTGGGAGGAGAACACGGCCCTCGTCGAAGAGGCCGCGGCGAGGTACGAGACCACCGAGTCGAAGATCCAGATCGCCCGCAACGCGATCACCGAGACCGGGATCGCGATCGGCGAGGCACTCCTGCCGATGCTCGGCGCCGCCGCAGAGAGGATCACCGACTACGGGATCGCCTTCCAGGGCCTCGACGAGGACCAGCAGCAGTGGGTTGCTGGCATCGGTGGAGGCGCTGGGGCGCTGGCGCTGCTCACGGGCGCCCTCGTCACCGTCGGACCGCGGGTGATCGAGTTCCGCGGGCAGATGCAGGAACTCGCCACAGGCGGGGCCACCCGGGTCCAGCGCGGCATCGGCAGCCTGGCCACGTTCATGACCGGCCCCTACGGTGCTGCGATCGGCGCGGTGCTGGCCCTCGGCGCGCTGTGGTTGGACCAGAAGGCCCGCCAGGTCGCCGCCGAGCAGGAGTGGGCGAACGCGCTCACCGAAACCGGCGGCGTCATCGACGGGTCGATCGCGGCCATGGCCGCCCAGAAGCTGGAAGAGACAGGACTGCTGGCCCTGTCCGAGGAGCTGGGCGTCCAACAGGGCGTGCTCACGCAGGCGTATGTGGAGTCCGGGGAAGCCCGTGACGCGCTGACCATGGCGGACCAATGGGCGCAGGCCGCCAAGCAGGGCCTCTTGGACACCTACGACCAGGAGGGGCAGCAGATCCGCGACCTGAACGCCGCCTTGGAGGTGTTGTTCGGGACCGGCACGACCTGGCGGGACCTGACCTCCGAGCAGTGGACCCAGGTCCAGAACCTCAACGGCGGCCTGGGCGAGCAGATCGACACGATGAACGCCGGCGCGGAGGCGCAGGCAGCGGCGAACGCGGAGACCGAGACCGCCGCGACCGCCTATCTGACCGCGTCTGAGGCGGCCGACCAGTTCACGCAGAGCGTCAACACCGCCAACCAGGCGGTCGCCGACGCGATCAGCGCGGAGCTGGACTACAACGCGACGATGCTGCGCGTCACGGAGACCGTCACGGAGAACGCGGGCGCGACCGACCGTCACACCGAGGCGGGCATCGCCAACCACCGGTCGATCCTGGACCTGATCGCGGCCGGTGAGCGCGAGACGCAGACGATGATCGCCAACGAGGCATCGACGGAAGACCTGGAGGCGCAGAAGCGAAAGCTCCGTGCGGACCTGGAGACCCTGCGCACCACGGTGGGGCTGACCGATGAGCAGTTCGCCGAGTACGACGAGATGCTGCGGTCCGTCGAAACGGAGATCGACACCGCGATCGAGGTCCGGGCCAACGGCACATGGGCTGGGGTCAGCACGAGCGCGCGGTCCGGGAACCCGTTCGCCGGCGCGAGCACGTTCGCCACGGGCGGCCCGGTGTTCGGCGCAGGCGGTCCGACAGAGGACAAGATCCCCGCGTTGCTGTCCAACAACGAGCACGTGTGGACGGCCGCTGAGGTGGCCGCGGCTGGTGGTCACGAAGCAGTGTCCGCGCTGCGGGCGCTGGTCAAGTCCGGGAGCCTGAAGCTCGGAGAGGAGCCGCAGGCGTTCGCCCGGGGCGGCGCGGTCCTTCCCCGGTCCGCTCGGATCGTCGATGACCACGACGAAGAGACACGCATCAACATCCAGCGCCTGTTCGCGGCGACGACTGCCGGTGTGGCCAACGACATGGCCGCCCAGTACAAGAAGTGGATGCAGTCCGGCGGGTCCGTGGTGGCCGCGTGGCGGTCCCAGACGGGCGTCCCGTACAGCTGGGGCGGGGGCGGCCCCGGCGGCCCTGGGTACGGTTTTGCTCAGGGTGCGGGGATCAGGGGCTTCGACTGCTCCAGCCTGATGCAGTACGGGTGGAGCAAGGTCGGGGTGAGCCTGCCCCGGGTGACCTACGACCAGATCAACTACGGCCGCCCTGTGTCGAAGGGCAGCGAGCGGCCGGGCGACCTGGTGTTCCCCCACAGAGGCCACGTCGCGGGTGTGTCCGGGCCGGGCCGGGTCATCCACGCCCCGCAGACCGGATCGTTCGTGCACGAGCGGGCCATGTACCCGAACCCCATCGCGATCCGCCGGCCAGGCCGGTTCGACACGGGCGGGATGCTCCGGCACGGGGAGCTGGCGGAGAACGCGTCGCGGCGGCCGGAGCGGATCCTGTCCCCGCGGCAAACCGACTCCTTCGAGCGCCTCGTGGGGCTCCTGGGC